CGTCATGGCTAAGTGGTCAAACGCATTGCTGAACCGCCTGAGCAGGTCGACGTTAACGACGGCGCTGATTGGGCTACGGGTCTGGCAATCAGCGATGGTGCAGATCACTTCCTCTGGGATGGTGACGGTCTGGGTGCTGGTCTGCGTCGGCAGATTACCGACTCATTCACCGGGAAGAAGGTTACTGCCACCATGTTCAAGGGCAGCGAATCCCCGTTTGATGAGGATGCGCCTTATCAATCAGGGGCGTGGGCTGATGAAGTGGTGCAGGGCGACAACATCCGCACCATTGGCGATGTGTTCCGCAATAAGCGCGCGCAGTTCTACTACACCCTGGCTGACAGGCTCTATCTGACGTACCGCGCCGTTGTGCATGGTGAATACGCTGACCCTGACGGCATGCTGAGCTTCGACAAGGAAGCTATTGGCGAGAAGATGCTGGAGAAGGCATTCGCTGAGCTCACACAGATCCAGCGCAAATTCAACGGTAACGGAAAGCTTGAGCTCATGACCAAAGTTGAGATGAAGCAGAAGCTCGGCATCCCGTCACCTAACCTGGCGGACTCCCTGATGATGTGCATGCATTGTCCGGCGATGGCGCCAGAAGAAACGGAAATCTACGTTCCCTCATCCTCCGGTTGGTAAACATGGCAGAGACATTAGAGAAAAAACATGAGCGCGTCATGCTCAGGTTCGACCGCGCCTATTCGCCACAGCAGGACGTGCGCGAGAAGTGTGTCGAAGCCACTCGCTTTGCCCGCGTTCCCGGTGGGCAGTGGGAAGGTGCGACGGCAGCGGGAACCAAACTTGATGACCAGTTCGAGAAGTACCCGAAGTTTGAGATCAACAAGGTAGCCACTGAGCTAAACCGCATCATCTCCGAGTACCGAAATAACCGTATCACCGTCAAGTTCCGCCCGGGCGACCGGGAGGCCAGCGAAGAATTAGCGAATAAGCTGAATGGCCTGTTCCGCGCTGACTATGAAGAAACGGACGGCGGCGAGGCTTGCGACAATGCTTTCGATGATGCTGCAACCGGTGGGTTTGGCTGCTTCCGCTTAACATCGATGCTGGTTAACGAATACGACCCGATGGATGAGCGGCAGCGCATCGCTATCGAGCCCGTTTACGACCCATCACGCTCAGTATGGTTCGACCCTGACGCGAAGAAGTACGACAAGTCAGACGCTCTGTGGGCGTTCTGCATGTACTCGCTTTCGCCTGAGAAGTACGAGGCAGAGTACGGCAAGACTCCGCCGTCATCTCTCGATACCACCACGATTACCAGCTGGGAGTATGACTGGTTCGCGCCGGAAGTGGTGTACATCGCTAAATACTACGAAGTCCGCAAGGAGTCCGTTGACGTTATCAGCTATCAGCAGCCGATTACCGGTGAGATAGCCACTTACGACAGCGACCAGATCGAAGATATCGAGGATGAACTAGCTGATGCCGGATTCATTGAGGTGGCTCGCCGGTCGGTTAAGCGTCGTCGGGTTTATGTCTCCGTGGTTGATGGCGAGAACTTCCTTGAAAAGCCGCGCCGCATTCCTGGTGAGCATATCCCGCTGATCCCGGTTTACGGCAAGCGCTGGTTTATCGACGATATTGAGCGTGTTGAGGGCCACATTGCCAAGGCCATGGACCCGCAGCGCCTGTATAACCTGCAGGTGTCGATGCTGGCTGATACTGCCTCGCAAGACCCTGGGCAGATCCCCATTGTTGGAATGGAGCAGATCCGCGGACTTGAGAAGCATTGGGAGGCTCGCAACAAGAAACGACCTGCATTCCTGCCATTGCGAGAGGTGAAGGACAAGGCCGGCAACATCATTTCCGGCGCCACTCCGGCAGGCTACACCCAGCCAGCGGTGATGAATCAGGCATTGGCCGCATTATTGCAGCAAACCAGCGCTGACATTCAGGAGGTAACCGGCGGCAGTCAGGCGATGCAGCAGATGCCGAGCAATATCTCTCAGGAAACAGTCAGTAACCTGATGAATCGCTCGGACATGGCGTCATTCATCTACCTGGACAACATGGCGAAGAGCCTGAAACGTGCAGGTGAGGTGTGGCTGTCTATGGCTCGCCAGGGTTAT